CTAATGAAAATCTCAGGATTAGAATAGTCCTCAGCACTGATATGAAGTTTCTGCTGTGCATACATACTTAGCTGATTCTGAATGTGCTGCCGTTGTAAGGTAGTATAAGTTGCAGCAAGAGCATATTCCTCATTACTATCAAATTCATAACTTTCAAATACATTATCTTCCCTCTGAGACATTACTTTCAGTCTCCAGTACCAGCTGGTGGAGCATTCATAAGTGCATTACTATTTCCTGCTGCTGGAAATGCTGGTCTGGGTGGGGCCGCGATGCCATTAGTTTGGTTTCCAGGAGTATTACTTTGCTGTGATGGAGGTGGTGGTTGCGGCATTGGAGTATTGAAAGCAGTGCCTTTCTGCGCCGCCATAGCAGCAGCTTGCTGCCACGCTTGCATTTGCTGCTCATACTGTATCTGTTCTGGCGGTTTTTCGAAGGGAGTAAGATCAGCGCCGCGCGTCTTCATTATGTAAGAGAACAGAGGGCCAAGATTGTAATTCTGACCAATCTGTGGACTGCTAGCAATTGCTTGAAGAGCATTAGCAAATTCATCCTCACTCATCATCTTATCTTCAGGAATAATACCATCACTGACCTTAAAGTTAATTCCCACCTGTCTAATAACATCCATCTTCACTTCTACATCCTGCTGTGTCGTCTTATTAAATACTGTACTATCATCTTGAAATTGCATTATATTCAACTTAATTGCCTGCTTCAGCGGAGTAAATACCTGATTCTCAGTCATAATAGCCATCATCTGATTAGTAACATTGCCATGTCCCATAATATCTTCATACTCATGCTTCGTCTTATTTCCCTTCACAAATTGCCCTTGCTGTGCAGGATTCTGCCCATTTATGAGATTAGCATATCTTGTAATAAGATCCGCTGCTTGTATAAACGATGAAGCATTCTCATCATGATACGGAAATTGATACACAGATTCTGCAACTGGCTTTCCGTAAGCTCCTGGTCGGACTGGAATTTTAGCAGATGGATTTGAGCTGTTAATATCTTCTTTTCTGATCCGCAATGGATCATATATGACTCTATCTCCAACGAGCCTTCGCTTAGAAGCGATGAAACCATTCCAGAAGGCAGAAGCAACTGCCTGCATATCTTCAACATCATAAGCAAAACTTTTAGTCTGATACATAAGTCCATCTTCCAGTGGTTGACCAAAGAAGATAGGGAGGAAGTTATGCGCATTACTTTGTCTCTCAGCATATAACACCACTGCTCCATTCACAATTATGAACTTCCAAACCTGCGGTATCTGAGCCTCAGGAACATTGAAATTCATGGTGTATGGAATAATTCTAGCATAGATTTTTGTAATTACATATGCATTAGCGTAGTTGGTAATTCCCTGCCTCATAAAGGGAACATTCATAGCCCAACTCATCCAATCAAAAGCACGAGAGCGATTCTGATAAGTAGCTGGAAATGGATTAATCATAGGAGTGTAATAAGCATAAGGACCAACGCCAGCAGAAGTAACTCCCTGTGCAGGAGAGCTAGCAATACAGCGATCAATAGTACCTTGTGATATATTCCCAATTGCTTGTAAGGATTGAACCATATCCATAAATTGCACACGAGTAAAAACATCATTATAACCTGCGAATTCAGCTTTTCTACAAATATCAGAGGGCTGAACCCTAGGGTCCCAGAAACTATTATAAAGGTCCAGCCGCTTAAGAACATTACCCTTCCAAATCACCTTCTTAAGACCAGCGCCGCTCGGACTTGTAACATCACTCTGCACATTATAAACAGTCCTAGATTGCCACTCACATTCCACAGCATGAATATTATACTTAAGGCCATCATTAAAGAACATCATCAATTCCCGTGCCCACTGCGCAGTCTCTTGATTCTCAGCAATTATACTTTCCATCATCATCGCTGCATCTTCAAACTGAGGAGATGATGCAACACCAAATATTGGATAGCCTGTGAGGAAAACATTAGTCATATATCCAAGTGCAGAGCGAACTTGCGGCATAATTACTGGAACTGTGATATTCCGCATCTTATCAGTATCGCCGCCACGATTTGCTAGCCTTGCCTTCCACTCTGCATCAGTCCAGTCTTTCTCCCTCATGTAAAGGCGATCAGCTTCTTCCAACATATAGCGGATGGAATATTGATTGAGAAGCATTTCCTGCGCACGCTGAGTGTAGTGAATAACAGCCCTTTCCTGATCTGTATTCTCCTTAATTTGAAATTGTGTAGGAGGCGGCATCTCTTTAGAGTCCTGCTGTGTTGCTAAAGTAAGCGCGCGATGCCATTAGAAAGCAGAATTGAAGCTCATAACTCCATCCCCCATCTCAGCCTCAAGTACCATGCCTTCAATCTCACTTAACATTTCCGCGCCATACAATTCCATTACTCTGTCACTGTAACTGAGAAGATCCAGTAAATCATCATTATTATCTCTCTTAAGAGGATTCCAATTCACAATCTGAGAAATAACTCGATTGCGGACAGAGGAGTGAAGCACCAATTCCCCTTGCGTCAGCTTCTTCAGCATATCAGTTATTCTGCTATTCTTACTGTAACTTCCACTGTAAATTGGGACGAAAGAAATCCCTGTGATACCAAGCTGTGTAGCAATCTCATTAAACCAATATAGCAAGGTGTACTGAAAAGCAGTGCTTTCAACAGCTATTAACCTGATTTTATTTTCTAAAGCTAAGAGCAACGCGCGCCGAATTGTATTCCCTGGACTCAACTTCTCATCAATCACCTCAACAAGTGCTGGAGTAGCATCATAAACATCAAATCTACCAATTGCTACATTATCCCCACCCTTCTTATTATTGGAGGGATCAATTATAATAAAGCTGCCTTGCGGTATCTCATGTGGTCCCCACGGCCACTCTTTTATTGCACCAAGATCAGTAGTTGTGTTTACACCAACATCAACATCATTCATTACCTCAGAGAGAAATATCTCCGGATGGCCCATACTGATGTCATTATTAAATTCCTCAATTAGAGAGTCCATACTCCTAAGTTCTGGCCACAGTGCAGTTCCATCAGCAAGAATCGCTCCAGATACAAACTTAACCCAAGTTGGATTATCCCTCAGCTTTCTCAGAATGCTGTTGGGACCAGGATACATATTTCCAAAGAAACAGTACAAGCAGCCTCTTGGAGATCTAGCTTTCATAGCAGTACCAATAAGCCAGCGCTCCAAAGCACTACTCATAGCCATGCTTTCCGCACATTCCTTAGTTTGAATATCATCAAATGCCATAAGATCTGGGCGCTCATTCTTTAGATTCAATCCTCTAAGGGAGCCTCCTGCACCAATAGCAGCAAGAATAATAGGCCGATTCATAAATCCAAATTTCTTAATTGTCCTAGTATTAGTCTCCACACCTACTTTCCAGTTTCCATATGTTGCAATTACATTCCTCTCATTCAGCATATCCTCTACATCAGCTAGGATGTTGATAGCATGTTGCTCCGTACTACATACCACCAGAATAAATCTGATTCTAGTATAAAGTATGCAGTATAATATGAAGAGCTTAAGAAGAGTTGTTTTGGCATGACCGCGAGGAATTCCTACTGCTAGCTTTGGAGAACGGAATATTGCTGCTGCATTCTGAAGCAGAAACTCCCAAATCGCTTGTAGAACTGGAGGAAACTCATATTCCACAATATCTGGCGCACAGAGACCAGCAAGGAAATTGAGATCCTGTTTAGCAAGTTGCTTCACTTCCTCAGCATCGAAGTTTAGAGAATGCAGTTCTACTGTAGTATGAGCGGCGGACTCCTCATCTTTCTGAATTAATGCTTCCCTAAGCTGATCGTTGATGCCTAACTTCTCATCCCAATACCTATCATCTCTGCCGTCATAACCTACATTTAGACCGAGATAATGTTTTGCCCTTGGCATCAGAGATTGTGAAGCCTTAGAGAGTTGAATAAAGCAGCCCTTAGTAGTGCGGCGGCGCGCCTCTTATCTTGCTGTTCATACTCATTAGTTACTGGCAGCGGCGCCCCCACTTCAGAAGCAATAATTGCATTAACTGGAGTATTCTGCTGCTTCACATTCTGCACTGTTGCCTCATCATAAATCTCATTCTTCATTCTTAATCTCCCCAACTACCTCCGCAGTCATAAGCCTATTCTTCACCTCCTTATACCTAGAATCTCCAGTTTTATGCTGCAACTCCCTGAGCAACTGCCCAGTTGGCATAGTCACTAATGTCTGCTCATCAACTTGTAATACCTCCCCTCTACTGTCAATGGTAAATCTCCTCGCAACTGTAGCTGGGATTGTAAGATTGATAACTGTAGCTCCCGCAGGTGCTGCTGTATCCGCCGGTGTAGAACCTCTTCTCTTCGCATTATTAATAACAGCAAATGCATGTAGCAAATCTTTAGGTTTATAAAAAGCATTCTGAGATACTGCATCATTCAGTTTCCCCAGCAACGCATCCTCAATCTCATCTATACTGGAGTCTCTCTTATTATGTGATTGAAGAGCCACCAAACGGAGACGAGAAACTTCAGCTGCGAAGCTTTCATCAGCAAGTAACTGTGAAATATAGCTATCATTACAACCAACAGCAGAAGCAACAACAGACACGCTGAGACCAGTACCAAGAAGATCTCGCACTTGCTCTTTAGAAACACTCATATCTCTGTACTTGTCCTAACCGTTCCTAACCGTTGTATGGGCCGCCACTTCCGAGTGATACTGTATTATTCATAAATGCTCCATCATAGCAATCTGTAGTACCCTCCAATGTATTTACTGGTGATTCACTAAAGTAAGTGAGCAGCCCAGCAGAAGCAGAAACAAGAAGCTGGTCTTGAGCTAACTGCGGAATACCAGTAGTATTATAATACATCTGTTGGCTATCAGTTACAAACACAAATTGATCGACTCCATATGTCATCTGCTGTCTCCTACAGTATAGTTGGACCGCCGTATCCATTTGCATCAACTACAAATGCACTAGTAATACACTCATCTCTATAATAATCCGCTGCAATTACAGGATCACTTCCAAGCTCAGAGTCAAAATACTGCATCAATCCAACAGAGGGAGATACTATGTAACTATAATAATCATACTGAGTACTGAGATCATAATTAGAAGCAGTCATATAATTCACACCAGAATCAGCAGAGAACCAAATAAAGAAATCCACACCATAATTTCTTATGATGCCAGAAGGAGGAAACAGAATAGCTGTCATAGTAGGCGCGCCTTTCTCTTAACTTTTTGTTGTGGAGACCTTAGTATTGCCAGATGCAGAAGCGGTAGTTGTGCTTTGAATTCCAGTAGTACCAGCAGCGCCGCCCCCACTACTTCCCTGTTGTGTCAGTGCTTCTATATGCTCTCTTCTATGCTGTGTTGCTTCCTCCCTTTGCAAACGCTCTATTAGTAGCCGATTCTGCACACTCATACTAAGATTCAATGTATTAACTGCTGGATTATATTTCAGCGCCTCATTAGTAGCTGTGAGAGCAGCTGCATCATATGGTGCGCTGTGAGAAGTATCAATCACATTTCCCATAAAATCAGTACTAGCATGTTGCATTATTGTATCTGCTGGAAATGGAAGGGAAGAATCAGCTGCATTTCTCCTCTTTGCAGCGCAGTAAATTGCACCTCTAGTATTCTGAAAGTAATGCATCTCTAGCTGTGGTATTTCTGTTGCTACGGCTTCCTCATGTGTATGAGTTGAAGGAAGTGGAGGAAGTACTGGTTGATGCTGATGTGTAGGATCAGCTGCTGCTGTAGAAGCTGCTGTAGAAGCTGCTGTAGAAGCCTTTGTAGAACCACTCATTTCACTGTCTCCTGAGCTTGCTGTTCAGCTTGCTGAGTCTGAAGGAAAAGCAAATCCTCCGCAGTATCTCCAAGAAAACCTGCATTTGCAGCTCTTGCAATCACATCTCTAGCATCTTCCACATCCACTATATTATGTTCTTGCAACAGAGATAGAAGTGCAGGGGAGGGATATTCCACCAGCATATCAGCTGGATGCTTTGGAAGCTTGCTGAGATAATAACTTCCAATACGAGAGAGATAAACTACTTCTCCTGCATCAGCAAGTACTGCTGTGATAGCATCTCTGTAAAGTGTGAGCGGCGATCCCTTAGTTTGCTGTTGTAGACCAGAAGCTACCGTAGCCGCGGCCGCCTTTATCTCTGGTGACACATTGCCGCTTCCCAGAAGCTGCCCAACAGTGCCATCATTATTAGTTTTATACTGTATTATTGTATCGCTCATCTCTACATCTCTCCTCTCATTCCATCAGCTATGAAGTTAATTCTTGCAACTGTAATGCACTAAATATCTGCGGCCAATACGTCACTCTCTTATACAGTACTGAAAATGAAGTTCCAGCAACAACATTTGCTGATGGTAAGAAAACAGTATCAAATAGCACCAATCTCTTAATAAAATTCAATCCAAACCCACCACCATAATCACTAATTGGCGCAGCACCATTTAATGAGCCTTTAAAATATCCCTGCATAAATGAAATTGCAATTTTATTAATTGACTCTGTAAGTCCATTTACACCAGCAACTGGATTCGCTATACCAAGATTTAGTGTAGTATCGGAACCGTTGCCATAAGTACTCACAGTATGAGCTACTTCTTGTAGAGAACTTAACTGAGTTTCCATCAACATTCCATTAAAAATAGAATTATTAAAAAGTCCTCCATCTGTAAATGCACCATGTACTCCAAATACTGAAAATCCAACAGTTGCTGGCCAGCAAAACTCTGTATATATTGTTCCGCTTCCATTTCCAGAAGTAAACCAACTGCTTGTAATATTATCAAAGTAACATTGATCTGCTGCACCGCGTGAAGAAACACCAGGAGTTCCTGCTGGCGGAAGCATTACAGAAGATGGTATAACTACTGAATTTCTTTCTAATTGAGGACATGCTAATCTAAAAGTACAATTAACTGCAACTCCAGTAGCTGCAATCATTACTCTAAATCCAATTCCAACACTTGTAACATTACTTGGAAGTGCTGAGATAATAGGACAGCTTCTCTGTCTCCATAGCGGATCAGTTGCATTTGGCTGTCTACTGCCATATTGATTTCCAGCAGGATTTGCACTTAATACTGCATAATAAGAACTAAGATTAGTAGTTGAACCAGCAACTATTTTTGCATACACTGAGCCGCACCAATAATCTCCTGGTGCTGCTATAACTGCACCTGGTGAAGGCTCAAAATTAATCCAATTCGCCACAGTATTAGTAGGAGTTCCTACAAGCTGCACATCAATATACGGCATTCCAGAGTCAGTTCCAATCCCAATCACATTCCATGCTAATCCAGTGCTGTTAGTCTTAGTCCAATTTGTTGGTAAAGTACCAGGAGTTCCTACAACTGCTCCTTCTGCTCTTGGATTTCGCACCTGATTATTAGAAGCCGGCTGCAAAAGCCAGCCATTATCACACATTGCAGGCTGACCACTGGCAAATGCAGTAAGTACTCCTCCTGCAAAGCCATTAGAAACAGCTGCACGAGAGAAAGTAACACCTGCCGGCAGCGCCGAACCTACTGTAAGATTCAAATCAAATGTAGGAGTTGAATATACATATCCATCAGAATTATAACCTGTAGAACAAAGAAATTTTCTCCTATACATCTATCTATCTCTCCATCTCTCTAATCCGGCATCAGCTTAACTGAAATTTGGTATCCAGCAGCAGGTAGTGTAAGTGATGCTCTAGCAACAACTACAGCAAATAGAGAAGTATTCACATTAACACCAGTTTTTCCAAGTACATAAAGAATTCCTGCATTAACTGCATTCCCAACACTTACACCAGTTGTAGCTCCATACACAGTCCAATCTGAAACATGAAGTGATCCAACAACTTTAGGAATATCTGCAGCAGCAATTACTGCTTCTGCCTTATCTGTAAATGCTGATGCTGTTGGATTACTACTGAAGAATAATAAATCCACTTGCAATGTATTTCTAGAAGGATCTACAAGCGTAGCTCCATACACCATTCCAGAGCCATTACCTACAGCTCTAGCAGCTCCTGTAAGGGTCTGCACAGTTCCAATAGTATTTCCAATTACATATGCTCCACCAGCAATAGCAAGAGTTACAGTTGCAATTCTAGAAATACCAGCTGCAACTCCATAAAGTTGTCCATCAGCATCTGCAAGTAATGGAATTGGAACAGCACCAGGAGGTTGAATGAAAAGCTCAGCTTCCATTCTTAGAAACTCCTACTTCTGAGAGTGAGAAGAGAAGAAGAAAAGTAAGCGCGCGCTGTTATTAGATTTGTGAGAAATGCCAGTAGATTATGAAAAAAGCCGCAAGCTAAGGAAGCCGCGGCCCCACTACTTCTCTTCTCCCATCGCTGACCCCAGCAAATCTCCCAGTATTTAAGGAAGAGGAAGTCCCAGCAATTCTCCTCCTGCTTCTGCAAGCAGCAAAAGCTAAAAAAACAGCAGTGAAAAACTTCTAAGAATGAAGCCCGTGGGGACCACACCAAAAAGCTTCTCGGCATCTACAAAACTTCCCACTGCTGCGCAGCACTCATTAGAAGAAGCTGCTAGTTTTGGGAGATGGAAGTAATAACAGCAGTTTCAAGAGCATCTGCTCTCAAAGAGAGCAAAAGCCAAGAAGTAGGAGGCAAAATAGCAGAAGTCAACATAGTCCCATAGAGGAGAAGTAAGAAGCAAGGGTCATCGCCGCCCCTACTACAATTCTCATCATTTTATTTCTATATCATTGTGCCATATGGGACTTGAAATTTTAGAAAAAAATACAGAAGCAGGAGAAAAAAATGCATAAAATATTGAATTTCAGTAGAATTTTGAGTGCATAAAATATTAAATTTCAGTATGAGAGCATAAAATATTGAATTTCTGTAGAATTTCCAAAATTTTTTAGAAATATAAGGTCAACGTTTAAGGATTCCTTAACGGCCGACACTCAAAAAGGTTCTTACCCCCCTCCCAGCTTCATAAGCTAGCTTATTATATCGCTGCTTCCCTCCCAGCTTCATATGTAATTACCTATCATCGCAAAGCTTATAGTGATATTGCTCATAATCAGTAATGTAAGCCTCTGAGACAGGAAGCTAAGAGCATCGCGACCTTACTACGACCCCACTACGCTGTAATGATACATCTGCATCATCTCTGTTATATCTGCATCACAGCTAATTCCTCCTAAATTGGTATGCATTAAATGAATGATGTATTAACCATCCCTCAGGGGAGAGATCGGAGGCGAATGAAAAAGAAATTAAATTACCCCTTACATACCCCTTGAAAATTCCCATATTCAGAGCGGCCGCAAGGCGCCGTGCCTACCGCCTCCGAGGCGGATTCTTTGAAACTGTAAATCAGGATTACTCGGAAAGCTTACACTGTGAGCGGCTTTCTTCACGCTATGTGAAGTGAAAGGCTGACTTACAAATGGCTACAACATACACGCCTGGAATTGACTTCTCGTTTCCTTGGAAATTGCCGCAAGGCTTGCTATCCTGATAATCGTATAAAACTTCTAAACTTGCCGCTCACAATGCAAGCTTTTCGGGTAATTCTCAGAAAGTGGAGTATGTAGAAATGAGTGCAAAGCTTGCGCCTATGACTGTGTATCTCAGTAATGAGGATGCAGTACACAATCTGGAAACTGGACAGCGGCTTTCAACGGTGCGCTGGCGGCTTACAGATAAGGCGAAAAAGGAAGGGAAACAGGAGCGTCATCCTGTTATTGTTTCCGTTCCAGCCTGCAAGGTAAAAGCGCCAAGCGATTGGTGTCTCTTTGCTGCAATGCAGACTGCATTAAATGAGATGCAAGATGCAATGGTGACGGAAGCTGTGAATGCTGCGATTGCTGAAAATTCCGCTGTTAAGCTGGTTGGAATGGTCCTTGATCTGGACATGAGTGAAAGCGGAATTGCAGCATGGCACGCCAGCAAGCAAGTGAATGGAAAGCTGTCTGGAGATGCTATCAAGGCGTGGTTTACTGAGAATGTCGCTGATAATCTCGGAATGGCGCTTATTGAGGCTGGCGTGATTGGAGAGAAAGATGAGGCAAAGCTGGCTGCAATCTTAGCTGACTTTCAAGCTAAGTTTATAAAGCTGGCAAGCCCGAAAGCGAATATGCCGGAAGCACTTGTGAAGCAAATGCAGCGGGCTCTTAATACTGCACCAGATGATAAGATTAAGGCGGTATTGGCAGCCAGACTGCAAGGCTTCCTGAAGCCGGCAGAGGAAGCGTTGAATATCGCTTTCTAAGAGCATCGCGGCCCACACTTAGGAGAGAAAAGCCTACATCTTGGAATAAACTCAGAAATGAGAAAGTTCCAGGATGTAGGCTATTTTTTTGTCCTGCTTCTCAGAAGCTGAAAGCTACACTCATAGACAAGCTACTAATCTGTAAGAAACACTTCAGAAGCAAGCTGTTTCACTTGAATTAATCGCAGAGAAGCAAAAGTAAGGGGTGAAAAAGCCAAGGTAAGAGCAACCGGGCCACGCAAGAGATTTGGGTGCATTCTAATATTTCTGTAAATATACTTATAAACAAACTATCTATAGAATTACTTGATAGTTTTTTAAGAAATTGGACCTTGAGACCATACCTACCTTCTTTTTGGCGTCCCCCCACACTTAAATTTATTGTTATACCTTTACACCTTGATACCTTGATAAAGGTAGTAATATTAAAATTATTAAATTTTCTTTTCCAGAATAGGACGCATCGTGAATAGGTCTCACAGAGGATAATAAGAATAGCGATTTACACGCTATCTTATATAAGAGAGAAGGTATCATGGTGCCAAGGTGTAAAGCATACAGAGGGGAAATTAGGGGGAGGGGGAGCTAAATTTATGGTAGGTATGGTCCAAAGGTAGCAACGTACCTATTGACATGGACCTTCATTTTATGATACAGTCTTTACACTTGCTAATAGGTAGCAAGTTCACAGAGAGACAGAGAGAAATGGAGTAGTAGAAAAAATGGACTTTGATAAGATACCAAATGGTGATACTGTAGTGGACACAGTGATAAAAGAACTTCGTAGATATGGAGATGATAGAGGGAGAAGTGAATTGTTTAATGAGATAACAGAGCAGTTAAATAAAGGATTATCAGCAGAAACAATAATTCAGAAATATCGCAGTGAAAAATGGGGAGATGGAGTATTAAGAACTCCAATTGAACAGAGGGAAGAATTTCAGAAACAAATTGAGAGAGAAAAGGAGAAGGAGAAGAAGAATGTAATTACTGAAGAATTTTCTTTTGTAAAAAAGAAAGTAGGTGAAGAGGACTTTGAGAGATTTTTAGAAACTAAAAAATATCCATCAGCTTATACTGCAAGAATACATTCCATAAAAACAGGTACAGTAGTTAATGAAACACTCATTGATTTCCTAAGAATGGCAAAATGGGAAGAGGAGAGATTATTTGCAGTATCGATAGCAATTCTAATGTGGGACGCTAAAGATGAGAGAATGAGAAAAACAGCAAAAGCTGCATATGAGATGATAATGGGAGTATATCAGAAATATAAGATTGATAATCATAAGATATTTGAAGATATTCAGAAGATAAGAATAAATTGGGAAAAACA